CTTCACCTCAAGATGTGCGGAAGCTTTTATCTCTTGAATTAACAGGTGCCTGGGTAAATGAGGCTCGTGAACTGCCGAAAGCCGTTATAGATGGATTAACACACCGTGTTGGACGATATCCTACAAAAGCAGACGGCGGTCCGTCCTGGTACGGCATATGGATGGATACAAACCCACCAGACAATGACCATTGGTGGCATGACCTGGCAGAAAAGAATCCTATTGGCGGAGCATATCCCTGGACATTTTTTAGACAACCAGGCGGAGTTATAATGGCTGGTCCTGATGAAGTGCCAGAAAAACATCCTGAGAGCCAAGGGTTCGTGCATAGCGGTGGTAAATGGTGGCACGTGAATCCAAATGCAGAAAATAGAAACAATCTACCACCAGGATATTATCAGCAATTACTTGGCGGCAAAAACGCTGATTGGATACGATGCTATGCAGAAGGTAAGTTTACATTTGTGCAAGAAGGCAGACCAGTATGGCCAGAATATGATGATGAGATGATGTCTGGTGACGTGGAACTAGATCCGTATTATCCTTTACAGATAGGAATTGACTTTGGATTAACACCAGCTGCTATTTTTGGACAACGTAGTGCTGGCGGTGCCTGGCGTATTGTAGATGAATTAGTCACATTTGACATGGGATTAGAAAGATTTGGCCAGGAATTACTGGCTAGGATATCGGAACGATACAGCAAACATGAAATTATGATATGGGGTGATCCAGCTGGTAGCAAAAGAGATGAGATATACGAGGTAACTGCCTTTGACCACTTGCGTAGTTTAGGATTTAAAGCACAGCCGACAGACAGTAACGCCTTCCAGGTACGTAGAGAAGCTGGTGCATCGCCTATGACAAGGTTAATAAGTGGCAAACCAGGACTTATGGTGGACAAAAGATGCCTAAGATTGCGTAAAAGTTTGTCTGGTGGTTACTTTTTTAAGAGACAAAGCCTGGGTGCTGGGCAAGAAAGGTTTAAAGATAGTCCAGTAAAGAATGAACACTCACACTGCGGTGACGCATTTGGATATCTTATGCTAGGTGGAGGTGAGCAAAGACGTTTAAGACGTGGTGCTTACACGTCAGCTGGTGCAACATACATGGCTAATACTGATTTTGAGATTATGTAATGCTACAATTAGCAACAATTAACCTGGCACCAGACAAACAAATCGTACCATTTCAACCTAATCACCTTTATAGCCTGGAGTTAAAAGGCCATGAGCTAGAATATGTGAGTAATATTCCTAACTATGACCAATACATTATACAAAATGCTGATCCGTTATTGACCTGGACAGCTGTTGTAAGAGGTAAAATCATTCTTATTTTTGGAGTAAGACCTTTTTGGCCACATGTGTACGAAGCATGGATGTTACCTGGTGCTGGTATAGAAGATAATGCGATAGCTGTTGTACGTGGTGCCAGAAAGATTTTAACAAATGTTATGCAAGAATACGACATGATGCGTCTTCAGATAGCCGTTCGTGTGTCTAATGATACAGCTTACAAGTTTGCAAAATCATTGTATTTTAAAGAAGAAGCAATAATGCGACAATTCGGCCCAGAAGGTGCCGATTATTATTTAATGACGAGGTTTGTATAATGGGCGGTTTATTTAGTTCACCAAAAGTACCAGGAGAAGATCCAGAAGCAAAAAAAGCCAGGCTTAGAGCTGAGCGACGTGCAGAGACTGCCGAAAGAGAGTCAGCTGCACAGGCAAGTGCAAAAGTTAGATCTATGAGAACAGGCGGTATGAGACTTCTGTTTTCACCAGCAAGACAAGAAGGCGAAACGCAAACTAAACTTGGAGGTGATTAATGACCAAGATTAAAGAAGATGAGCGTATCTTTACAAAAAACGTACAATCAACTGAATCTGTAGAGGAAAAAGTAGATGCCAAAGAAACTGGAGAAAAGGCTGCTCCTAAGAGCAGAAAAACTAGGGCTAAAAGAAAAGCGTAAAAAAGCCTATGTGTTTGGCACTATGGCTAAAATAGAAAAAGCAAGGAGTAAATAATGGCTGTTTTAGATAAAGACACAGGATTAGTAACAAAAGATGTAGGTGCCGAAAACACTTTTAGTGACGGCCTTTATGTCGTAGGTGATTTTAATCTTTCCATCTCAGGAACATTTGTAGGTACTGTAACTGTACAACGTAGTTTTGACCAAGGCTCAACTTGGCGTGACGTAGATACATTCACAGCACCAATCGAAACAGCTGGATCAGATCCAGAGCCTGTTGTTGTTTATAGAGCTGGCATAAAAACTGGTGAATATACTTCAGGAACAGCATCAATTCGTATCGGCAGATAGGACGCAACATGGTTGCTAAAAGATTCCAGAATCCCAAAGGTGGACTAAACGAAGCTGGTAGAAAATTTTTTAAGCGTACCCAAGGTGCTAATCTAAAAAGGCCAGTAAAGTCTGGTGATAATCCACGCCGTGGTTCCTTCCTATCACGGATGGGTAACAACCCTGGGCCTGAGAGAGACGCAAAAGGAAGACCCACCCGCTTGCTACTATCCCTCCAAGCCTGGGGTGCTTCTTCAAAAGCAGATGCACGCAAGAAAGGTGCAGCTATAAGCAAAAGAAATGAGAGTAAAAATGCCTAAATTAAATGTAAAAGATATTATGGCTAGAGAAGCGAAAGCACAATCTCGTAAAGATGAATGGAGATCTATTTACGAAGATTGTTATGAGTATGCTTTACCACAACGTAATTTATATTCTGGTTATTATGAAGGCAAGGTGGCTGGTAAATCCAAAACAGCCAGGATATTTGACTCTACAGCGATACACGCAACACAGCGTTTTGCTAACAGATTACAGGCTGGGTTGTTTCCACCATACAAAATGTGGTGCAGACTAGAGCCAGGATCAGGCATACCAGAGGAAAGTCAATTACCAGCACAAGAAGCACTAGATAAATTTAATGTCCGTATGTTTGAGACATTACGACAAACAAACTTTGACCTGGCTATGGGTGAGTTTTTATTAGACCTGGCTGTTGGCACAGCTGTTATGATGATTACACCAGGCGATGAAGCAACACCAGTTAGGTTTACATCTATTCCGCAGTACTTGGTTGCTATCGAGGAAGGTAATTACGGCAATGTTGATAACATATACCGTAAGCTAAGAGTTAAAGCAGAAGCAATCGAAAGAGAGTTTCCTGGAGTACAGATAACAACAGAACTGCAAGAAGCTATTGACAGGAAGCCAGAAGAAGAACTGGATCTATTTGACGCAGTAATATTTGACCAGGAGTCTGGAAGATATCACTATCATGTTGTCTGGCCTTCTAAACGCCAAGAACTAGTCTATCGTGAAATGCGTTCTAGTCCATTTATTGTTGCTAGATATATGAAAGTTGCTGGTGAAGTTTATGGTCGTGGACCGTTAGTAACTGCGATAAGTGATATCAAGACACTAAATAAAACTTTAGAACTAGTCCTTAAAAACGCAAGCCTAGCTATTGCTGGTGTTTATCTTGCAGCTGATGATGGCGTTTTAAATCCGCAGAACATAAAGATACAGCCTGGTGCTGTTATATCCGTTGCTAGAACTGGTGGACCGCAAGGAGCATCACTGGCACCTATGCCTAAGTCTGGTGACTTTAACACAAGCCAAATTGTTATCCAGGACTTACGTATTGCTATAAAGAAAATAATGATGGACGATACATTGCCGCCTGACAACATGTCTGCAAGATCTGCTACTGAGATAGCAGAAAGAACAAGAGAGCTTGCAACAAATCTAGGTAGTGCGTTTGGTAGGCTCATAACAGAAACAATGGTACCGATAGTTAGTCGAGTATTATTTGTTTTAGACCAGCAAGGACTAATTGATTTACCGTTAAAAGTGAATGGTGTTGAAGTTAAAGTAACTCCAGTATCACCGCTAGCACAGGCACAGAAGCTACAAGAGATTAACGATATTGTGCAATATATGCAGATTGCCAATTCTATGGGACCACAAGGACAAGCAACGATTGCTGTTCCTAAAGTCCTGGAGTTTATCGCAGAGCGTCTAGGAATAGACCAGAATGTGTTAAATAGTCCAGAAGAGCAAGCGGCAATATTGCAACAAATGGCACAAATGCAACAACAAATGGAACAGCCACAAGAAATGACTGACGGTGGTGCTATGGAGGGAGCTATTCAATGAGCGACGCTGATGGGTGGGAGTCTTTAGAGACTGCGTTTGCTGAACCAATAAAAGCAGATGACATAGATATCATGTATGGACGTGTATTCAAATCAGAAGAAGGACAAAAAGTCCTACATCATTTAAGAAAAATAACAATAGAGCAACCAACTTGGAATCCAGGCGAGGATTCATCTTATGGTTATGTCAGAACTGGCATGGCTGAAATAGTACGTTTAATAGAAAAAAGGGTCGAAAGGAGTAACAATGGATAATCAACAAGCCGTACAAGGCACAGAGGAAGCCGCAATAACGCAGCAACCTTTAATTAATCCAGAAGCAGCAATGGAAACACCAGAAGCTGTACAAGAAGCACCAATGCCATTGCATGAAGAAGCTAAAGCAGAAGAGACACAACACACAACAGATACTGAGGAAGAAGCACCTTTAGAGCGTCCTGACTATTATCCAGAGAAATTTTGGGATGAAGATGGTCCAGACGTAGAGAAGTTAGCAAAGTCTTATGCTGAATTAGAAAAGCAATTCAAGGCTGGCAAACATAAAGCTCCAGATGGTGACTATGATATTAAAGAATTAGTTGACAAAGGTTTAGATCCAGAAGATCCAACTGTTGCTGCTTACACAGAATGGGCAAAAGAATACGGTATCTCACAGACAGCATTTAATGATTTAGCATCAAAGGTTTTAGAATTAAGTAATGATGCAAACGAAGCTGTTGAAGTAGATCGTAGAGATGAAATGAACAAGTTAGGTGAAAGAGCACAAGAAAAGATTGCTATGACTGAGCGATTGTTAATGAAGGCACCACTTAACACACAAGAGCGTGAAGCTATTGCTTATAGCTTGAATAACGCTGATGCTATAAACGCTTTCCTTAAATATCATTCATCGTTAACTAACGAGGGGATACCAATCCAGGGTGCCGTTTCTACACCAGAAATGAGCCGTTCTGATCTTGAAGCAGCTATTGCAGATCCAAGATGGAAGAGTGATCCATCCTTCAGAACTAAGATAGAACAGCAATGGTTAAAATCAAATAATTAGTTTTATTGCAAAATAAATTAAATTAGTTTATTATGGTATGCGAAGGCTAACCGCTTGCGGCCCTTCTATGTGGTGAACCCA